TATGCCGTTCAAAATACGGATGCTTTTCGGTTATAAGTTCGTGGGTTTTTGCTGGGTTTCCTTCCAGTCCCACCGATGGCGGCGATGTTTTGCCGGAACTTCCGGTAACTGGCGCGTCAGTGTTTTTCCAGTCGCATTTGCAGCCGTATTCGTTGCCGGGCTGGTTGTCGTTCCAGAATGGGTCTTCTATCGGCAGCACCAGACCTACGTAACCAAGATGCTGCTCGCGCGGAGTTACACTGCGCGTCTGCAACCATTCAATATTCGGATACAGGTCGGCATCTTTAATAAAAGCTTCAAACTGTTTTGCGGAACGCGCACGGTTGGCAAGCGTGGAGCCTTCAATAGCCTGATAACCGTTGTAACGGCTAATGAGTTTGCCCGCCTGCCTTTCAAATTCACTTTTGGGAAGATTCCTCGCATTTTCCAACGCTCGCGACAGTTCAAAGGTCTTGCACGAGCCCCATCGGGCAGCGTTAATACGAAGGTCGCGTTTGAGTTCTGTCATGCCGCGACCGCCAAATATTGATGATACTGCCCTGTCGTAGCCGCCGGCATATCGCTGAAGCAGCGCGTCATTGACAAAACCAGCCCCATGGCTGTATATATCCTGTATCAATGCCTTGTCGGCTCTTGCCAGTTTAAGCAATACCTGTTCCGGAATGGAAGGCGTGCATCCGCATTTGCAGTTGCGGGGGTGATACAGTACCGTTAATGCCGTATCACCCCTTAACCGAAAAAACTGAGACTCTCTTCCGGCGATGTACCGGGTTGCTTTTCTTCACGCGTAATGGCGAGGTCGGCGTTTTTTTCAGTTACCGGTATGCCAAATTTGTCTTCAATCCAGTCGGCAGGAATATCGTAATGAATTAATGAATCTTTTACTTTTGCCCAGAGCCCATCCAGGTCTTCGCTTTTGCGGAAGCGGAAACGCATGTCGGGCGGTATAACATCGGATGCCGCCAGCGCCGGTAACAACGTTGAATTTACAAAACTTTCAACGTACATCATATCAGCCTCTACTAAGTTACTAAGCATATCCATAGACACCTGTTCCTTACCACGCGTACCGTGTTCTGTATCCTGACCCAAAATTGCGCCCTGTATCAACAGTGATATTTCCGCGTTGCAAAGGTTAATCAGCGCCTTGTAAACTTCGCCCGTGCCATTGGTAGCATCGGCATATTCGATTACTTCGCTGCCATCAATCACGGCTGTTGCGCTGGCGCCCAATGAACGCATCATCTCCTCTGCCCTGTGCAGCATCTCAGGATCCGATGTATTGGTTTTAAGCGTCCGCAACGGCATTCCGAATATCTCGCAAAACTCACTCCAGCACGACTGCGCGAAGCGTTTCTGCAGGACGTGAGGCACCGTCCTATTGAGCAAACCAAGGTCGTCACTGTCGCCGGCTTCAATGATGAAACGTCCGTACTCGCGCATTTCGCGGTAGGGTATGCCGTTAGCATCGAACTCATGTTCCAGCAGTTCTCCTGTTTTCGGTTTAACGTGTTTCCGTGGTATAAGATTAATGACGGGACCGGTTCGCACATCTATTGAAATCTCCCACAACGAATGTCCCCAGTACTGTGTATCCAGCAACTGGCTCATGAATTTGATAAACCAGCCGCCTTCGGTCAGAAGCCGTGTATATTGCTCATCCGGTTCACCTGACTGGTTTACCAGCTCATACCTGTTACCCAATGTCTGCAACTTGCGGTTCTGCAACTGCGACGTCAACAGCGCATCCAGTCCGGCGTCCGCGTAAATATTGTATAGCCGCGCCCTGTTTGGATTGCGTACATCTTCTGCAATCTTTAACGCCTGACGCCATTCGGCAATATCGTACCGTACCCGCCGCGTATTCTCTAACACAACACGCGAAAACAACTTACCAGGACGACTCGCTGTTTTTGATTTTTGATTTTTAATTTTTGATTCCATAATTGAATTAATAACTATGATTGAATTTAGGATGCGAACTGAATCGGAAGCGCGTTTGCGTTTGCCCCGTATCATCATTTACAAGAACCGGCAAGTCCGGCGCTATCTCCCCCTTTGCCGTTCGCCTGAGCCAGTCAATGGCGCGGTCGTACCGGTCTTGAACATTTTTGTATAACATATCAACATTGCACAAACGGACAATATACCACACGGCAATGTTTTTGCACAACTCCATAACCAGCGCGTTCCTGTCCGAACCGGTTGCGCCAAATATCCTTTCTACATCATAACGTATCCGGAGGTATGCCTTCATTTCCGACACTGCCGCGTCAATCGCCACGTTCACTATATCCCCGTCCGCTTCTGTAATTTCTACTATCTGATACGTATATATCGCCGTCTTTAATTCCTCTATTGTTAAATACATTTTAGTTTAAAGTTTAAAGTTTAAGGTTCTCCGCGCAACCTGAAACCGATTAATACCTGAACGATTTTCTTAAATTGAAAAAGTTTTTACCTGCGCTTTTCCGCGAGCGCTCGTCTAAAATCCATTTCGCGCCTTCAATACAGTCCGGTCCCGACGGGTCGCATTTGCCCGAATATGTTAATGACAGAAACTGACGCTCCAATCGCTTAAAATGTGGATTATCCCTGAAATCCTCGTTTATCACCAGCAAGCCCATACGGTTCACCGGTTCCAGGTTATCCCCTATACGCGCTATCTTATCCGGCTTGTCCCGATCGTCGCCCTTAATTGGTATAACGCTCCCTCCGTTAGCCCCCTTGCTCTTAAATAGCGGCTTGAGAACCTGCTCGTAATACGGATCTTGCAGCGAATTGTTCTCAATATTATAACTTATTGTTTTTGCCCCGTTGCGTGTCGCCCATTCCCGAATATCGTAAAACCAGTCTACATATTTGTCGTTCGTGATTTTATATTTCGGAGGCTCATCCTGGAAACCATAAATAATATAATAACTCACACCCTGTTTGCCTACCAACCATAACGATTTTGAACAGTTGTTCTTGCGAGCCTTGTCCGACGGCGCTGGGTCGCCATAACATACAAGCATGTCAATTTTATTCAACGGCGGTACTTTACCCCAATTTACCTGTTCAAATATTTCACCTTCTACTCCCTGCGGATTATTATAATATTCCCTCTGTACCGTAGCGTAACTCACCTTCGACAGAACCCTGTCTATCATCTCCTCTGTGTTTTTTGGGGGCCACGTACTCCGCCCGTCTTCATCCCGTATGTTTACAACGTCGCTGCAGTCTGCCATTTGCATTGCAAGGCTCATACAACAATATTCCGCAATGATATTATTCAGCCAGATAATAAGCATCGGATTACTGATTGAGCGCGTCCCTATCAAAGCCCCTTCTACCCATGCCCATTTCTTCTTTATAGTCTCTGCATTGCGGCAATCCTCATCAGTGTCAATATCCGAAACGATAATAGTATCCGGGCGCTTGTACTCATTCCGGCTCCCGCGCGGATTCTGACCAGCCCCCAAAGCTCGGAACGACGCCCCGTTCTTTGTGTGAAACTCCCCCGTTGTCCATTTCTTCGATGCTGTCTGTTGCTGCCCGTAGTCGTTTATAATACGCTGATTTGTGTCAAGCTGCGCACGATAGGGCTCCAGCAGTCGTTCTGCATTGTCCAGGGTGCTGCTCACCAGCAGAATGTTTGATTTGTGATTTCTAAGACAAAGGTAAAGTATTTCAAACATCGTCCGTGTATCCTTTGCCAACTCCCGCGACCACGCACGGCATTCGTACCATTCCGAATTATTCAGCACGCGCGCCGATGCCGTAATCTGAAACGGCGCCGCATCTGCGTACGCATACTTTGGAAAATAATATTTTATCCACTCCTCAAAATCCCCCTCCAGCCGTTTTATGCGCGCCTGCTTTTCCGCAAAAGCCTCCAACCTGTCCACCGTAGTGCTTGCCTTCAACCCTTCACGGTATTCTTCCCACTGTATAAGTAATTGTTTATTCGTCATTGTTTAAAGAATTTAAGAAACTAATCATTAACAACTAACCTCTATTTCAAACTCTCTTTAATGAATCCGTCAAAAAAGTCCGAAAACTCCTGAGCCTTCTCTAAATCAAACTTCCGTATCCATTCCAGAAACTGGCACGTTACCGAAATTTTATCAGAAAGACTGCACTCAGTCTCCAGCGAACGGATAGACGCCGTCAGTTTCGTAAGCGTGTCAGCCTCCTTGTTACTCACGAACCGCTCCCCTTCAGGTCTCTTCATCACAGAGTCATTCAACTCCCGCAGCTGCATGTATAGCCGCGCCAACTCTTCTTCTTTAGTAGCTACCAGAGATATCTTCAACTTATCCCAGTTCTCCGCACTCGCCCATCGCGACACCGTGCTCTCCGACACGCCTACCTTTGCCGATATCTCCTTTTGCGACAAGCCTTCCTTTATAAAGAGCAACTTCGCCCATTCCTGTTTTTGACCGCGTTCCATTTTTGACTGTGTTATGATTGGCAATGATATTGTAATTGCAGCATTACGTTATAGCAATTGAATAATTTATA